ATGAGTAAATTTAATGAAAATGTTAAAGACCTTTTTGAAAATTGGAATACAATTCCTAACTGGTTGTGCTTTGTAAGAATTGCACTTATTCCTGTTTTTTCCGTTCTTTTTATTAAAGAACAATACATAGCCGCTTTTATAACTATGATTGTTGCGGCTTTAACCGATGTATTTGACGGCAAAATTGCAAGAAAATATAATATGGTGTCAAATCTCGGCAAAATTCTTGACCCTATTGCGGATAAACTGTCACAGATAGCAATTGTTATTATTTTGCTTGTTAAGTTTTGGGACGGTCCGCTTAAGTATATTTTGTTCCTTTTTATATTTAAAGAACTGTTAATGATTATCGGCGCAGCTATTTTGATGTCAAAGGGTATGCGCCCTGTTGCCGCTGAAGTTTGGGGAAAACTTGCAACTGTTGTATTTTATACTTTTATGATAACAATTATTGCTATCGGCCCTGACGGTGCGCTTCTTAGCATTGACTTCTTTAAAGGCTTGGAACTTAATAATACCGTAATAATGATTATGGTTATTATTTCTGCAATTCTTGCTTTTGCGTCCCTTTTCGGTTACGCACCGGGATTTATTCGTCAGCTCAAGGAAAATAAAGAAAAAAGCGATTCCTCTGAAAAATAAGCTGACTACCTATTACGAGGTGATTTAATGAAACAGCAAATGTGTTCACGCTGCGGTGAAAGACCGGCGGTTGTGTTTATTCAAAAAATGGAAAATGATAAGGTTACTCCTGAAGGACTTTGCATTAAATGTGCAAGGGAGCTTAATATCGGTTCAATTAATCAAATGATTGATAAGCTTGGCATCAGCGACGAGGAAATTGAAGCTGCAAGCGAGCAAATGGCTGATTTTATGGAAAATATGGGCGATTTTAATCTTGATAATTTGTCCGAAATGTTTAATCCTGAAAATTTTGACGGCGCTCAAACTATGCCTTTTTCCGATTTAATTAACGGTGCTCTTTCTCCGACAGAAGACGGTGAAGAAGAAATTACCACCGATAATTCCGATTCTCAGCCAAACGGCAAAAAGCGCAGAAAGGGTAAAAGAGGAGCGAAGGATGATTCAAGAAAATTCCTCAATACTTACTGTACTAATCTTACCGAACGTGCTAAGCAGGGCAAAATTGATAATATTATCGGCAGAGAAAGCGAGATTGCACGTGCAGTTCAAATTCTTTGCAGAAGAACAAAAAATAACCCATGCCTTATCGGTGAGCCGGGCGTCGGCAAAACCGCTATAGCAGAGGGCCTTGCAATCAAAATTGCCAAGGGAGAGGTACCAGCACGTCTTGCTGACAAAGAGATTTACCTTCTTGATCTTACCGCACTTGTTGCCGGCACTCAGTTCAGGGGTCAGTTTGAAGGCAGAATTAAAGGCCTTGTTGATGAGGTTAAACACGAGGGTAATATTATTTTATTTATTGACGAGGTTCATAATCTTGTGGGTACAGGCGATTCAGAAGGTACAATGAATGCTGCCAATATTCTTAAGCCTGCTCTTTCAAGAGGTGAAATTCAAGTAATCGGCGCTACTACCTTTAATGAATACAGAAAATATATCGAAAAAGACGCCGCTCTTGAAAGACGTTTTCAGCCTATTAAGGTTGAAGAACCGTCAATCGACGATGCATATAAAATGCTTGTCGGCATTAAGGGATATTATGAAGATTATCACAAGGTGCAGATTTCAGACTCGCTTGTATATAAAGCCGTTACTATGTCCGAAAGATATGTTACTGACAGATATCTTCCTGATAAAGCCATAGATTTGCTTGATGAGAGCTGCACAAGCGCAAATTTGCGCAATCCGGCTATCAGCCAATACCAGATGGCTCTTGACAGAAAAAAGCTTTTAGAGAGCAATATAGAAAGGCTTTCCAATCCTGAGGAAAACGAAGAAATTGACTACGAGCTTGTAACTAAGTTTAAAAGTGAAGTTATTCAACTTGACGAAAAAATAGCCGACCTTAAGGAAAAAGCATCCGATAATCAGGTTTTGGAGTCTGATTTGGCAAAGGTTATATCACTTTGGACCGGTATTCCTGCAACTAAGATTGAGCAAAATGATATTAAAAAGCTTGCAAATCTTGAAAGTGAACTTAAAGAGCATATAATCGGGCAAGATACGGCTATTGAAAAGGTTTCAAATGCTGTCAGAAGGGGCAGAGTGAATATTAGCCCTAAGAAAAGACCGCAGTCGTTTATATTTGTAGGCCCTACGGGTGTCGGCAAAACGGAACTTGTTAAGCGCCTTGCAGATAGCTTATTTGACAGCCCGGATAATCTTATTCGTCTTGATATGAGCGAATTTATGGAAAAATTCAGTGTTTCCCGTATTATCGGTTCGCCTCCGGGTTACGTTGGTTATGATGATGCCGGTCAGCTTACAGAAAAGGTTAGACGTAAGCCGTACAGTATTATCCTTTTTGACGAGATTGAAAAGGCACATAAGGATGTTCTCAATATTCTTCTTCAAATTCTTGATGAGGGCAGAATAACAGACGCACAGGGCAGAAGTGTTAATTTTGAAAATACAATTATTATTATGACTTCGAATGCAGGTTCTACCGACTCTGCTTCGTTAGGTTTCAATAAAACGGCAAACGATATTAACGCAGAAGTTACAATGAAAGCCCTTGAGCGCTTCCTGCGTCCTGAATTTTTGGGCAGGGTAGACGAAATTGTTATTTTTAATCAGCTTACTCATGATGACTTTGAAAAAATTGCTAAGCTTATGCTCGGTGAACTTGTTGAAAGTCTTAAGGATAAGGCAATTATTATGTCTTACGATGAAAGCGTTCCGGTTTATCTTGCAAAAAAAGCATTCGGCTCAAAGAAAAATGCAAGAGGACTTCGTGATTGCGTAAGACGTGATGTTGAAGAAAAACTTGCTAATGCAATTGTATTTAATCAGGATGAGGAAATTAAGTCTCTTTCTCTTTCTGTAGAAAATGATGATATTAAAATTAAAATAAATTAAAAAAAGACTTGACATTTTGCAATGTGTTATGTATAATAATGAACGTTGCAACGCGGGTGTAGTTCAATGGTAGAATCCCAGCCTTCCAAGCTGGTCGTGTGGGTTCGATTCCCATCACCCGCTCCAATGCGCTGATAGCTCAGCTGGATAGAGCAACTGCCTTCTAAGCAGTAGGTCGGGGGTTCGAGTCCCTCTCAGCGCGCCATTGTTTGGGGTAACAGCACGAAAGTGCTTTTACATATATGGTGGGATTAGTTCAGTTGGTTAGAGCGCCAGTTTGTGGCACTGGAGGTCATCGGTTCGAATCCGATATCCCACCCCACTTTTATATTTATCCCTACATTGGGGTGTAGCCAAGCGGTAAGGCAACGGACTTTGACTCCGTCATGCGTGGGTTCGAATCCCGCCTCCCCAGCCAACACCCTGATATCAGGGTGCTATACGGTTCATTAGCTCAGATGGCAGAGCACTTGACTTTTAATCAAGGTGTCCGGGGTTCAATTCCCCGATGAGCCACCAAATAGTGCAAATCCGAACTCATTCTTTTTCGTGAAGCACTGTGTCGGATTTGTTTTCATAGTAGAGGACGTAGGTTAAACTGCGTCCTCTTTTTTAGGTGTCTCGTAAGTAAGAGCCTGTTTGGAATCTCCAATGCCAGCAGTGGTCGGGTCAGTCACGATACCGAGAATCGTGAGGACTGCGAACAGAGCATTGACAACAGCCAACAGCTTGTCCCCCAGCTCACCCAAATCGAGGGTGTAACCGAAGACAGCGGCAATCACCTGTACCAGCAGAAGCACCGCCGGAATCAGAGCAATCCAAAAGCTCTTGTTTTTTACACGCACTTTCCAGTTAATCATGTTGATTTCCTCCTTAAATTTGATATTTGAAGTAGTTAAAGTAGCTGTTCTTGGCTTTTTTCGTATAACTTCCTCTATATACACGCATATATAGCAAAAGTTTACGCAAAAACCGATTTTCAACTACTTTTACTACTTGGGTTAAAACAGCTTATTGACCTCGGACTGTACTTCGCTCGGGTCATAACCAGCTTGTTTCAGACGATTTACACGGTCTGCGCCGTTGCCCCACGAAGACCAGCGAGCGTCAGAGCAAGTACCATTGTAGATTTCCTTGGCGATTTCAGCCGCAGATTTCTTCGCAGTACCAGCCGCAGTGCCGGACTTGGTAGTGATAAAAGCGTCATAGCCAGCGGCTTTCAGCTTCACCATCATGTTCTCGGCATTGGACTTCTGACTGTAAGCACCGACCTGTACCTTGTACAGATTACCCATCTGTACGATGTAGGTATCGAAGCCAGCGGCTTTCAGTTTTGCCGCCCATGCGTCAGCGTTGGAACGCTTCGAGAACGCCCCTGTCTGCACCCTGTACAGCGTTTTACCGTCAGAGGGTACATCTACCTTACCAGTGTCGGTAGAGCCGCCTGTGAGACGCTTAGTGACCTCTGCGGCAAGGTTGCCGAGACGGTTGTACAGCCAGTCTCCCGGGCAAGATTTGTTGGCGAACCATCTATGTACCGTCAGTACCATTTCATCGGACTTCGGTGCATAGGCAAGGGTCTTATTCTTATCGCCCAGCCACAAGAGCTTGCTCTTGCCGTTACGCTGACAAATATCAACGCACAGGTTCACGAGAGACGCATACACAGCGTTATTGAACGCATACGGAGCTGTCTTGTCAGACGCACACTCGATAGTGACTGCTCGCTGGTCGTTCTCACGACTGGAAGAACACCACGAACGATTTTTCTCCTCAACGCTCATGGAGATACGACCGTCAGTGCCGATACCGTAGTTGCAACTCGCCTGTCGAGAGGTGCTGATAAAACAGCCACAGATACTCTCTGCGGAGAGCTGACCTACTACACAATGCGGCGTGATACGGTCAATGGAATGGGTTCTCTGCCCGGAATGGTTCGGGGAGAGCTTGGTGTAGACCACCAAAGGACTGTTGCTCATTTTTGTTTCCTCCTTCTTGTCATAATCGGTTAAATGCCATGTCTCAATAACACGCATGAGGTTGTCCACATACTTGTGAGACGTAGCATAGCCATCGGCTTTGATATTCTCAAGGTATTTCCGAGGGTCGGTAACGCCTTTGAGATTTTTATAGTTCGGAATGTTGATGAAATCGAAGTAGCCGATAACTCCGTTTTCCATATCCTTGAACTTACACCATTGCATAGCAGAACTGGTGTAACTGCCGTCTGCGTTCTGCTCGTTTCCCACCATGTGATAGATACTGATACAGGTCTTGCAACGACCTTTCCGGTATTTCAGACCAAAGTAGTTATGAGCGTTTACAGCCAGCTCGGAAGTGCCGTAGCCACTTTCCAACACCGCTTGAGCGATGATAGGTGACACGACCTCGATTCCGTACACCGGGGCGTACTTCTTGATATACGCCGCAACGGTTTTGACAAAATCTGAATGGTTCATCGGGTATCACCCCTTTCATACCCACCATCGTTTTCTTGGCTTACCGTGGTAGATTTCTTCTTCCTCGTATCGGTCAAGTCGGTGGTGTGCGGATTTCGTAGACTGCTCAACCATCACGACACGCTCGGACAGGTCGTTGACCTTTACCTTAACGTCTGTGATTTCCTTGCGGATTTCTTTCGTATCATCACTGATAGAATCCAGCTTTTGAGACAGAATAGCGTCAACCTGTGCTTTCTTACTCACCTCGTCATTATTGGCTCGACTATTGCTCTTGAAAGCAAAGTACACGGCGGCAACAACGGAGACGAAGGTAAGAATCTGATTGAACTCAATGCTCACATTTCTTGTCCTCCTCTTTTAGAATGTGAGGGAGAGCCGGGAGTGACCCTCCCTCATGCCGCCTTATTCCGTAATAAGGTCTTCCAGCTCAAGGTCAATGAGCATTTCCTTAACCTGTTCCTTGAGAACAGCCGGAACGCTTGCGTAAGTACGCTTACCCTTGACAATGAGTGCTACATAGATAACAGCCATGTTTTTCACCTCCTTCCTGTTGAGCCATAGCAAAATGCGCCACAGCATGATTATTCCTCCAACAGCTTCTTGACTTCCTCTCGGAGCTGTTCGGGTACATCGTTAATGGTCTTGAGACCTTTGCGAATCAGTGCAACGTAAATCTTAGCCATAGTTAGTTACCTCCTAAAACCATTTCGTATACTTCCGCAAGTGCCACCTGTACATCGGTGATACTATTAGAGGTCGCGTTGAGAGCGGCTACCAGCTTCTCCTCCTTGGTCTTCTCACGGAACGCAAGATAGAAAGTGCCGTCAGCCCATTCCATCTGCTGAATGAAGACCATATCAGTGTAGGTAGTCTCGGTCTCTCCATCGGAGACCTTCATGGTAGAGAGATTATCCTTGAAAATAGTCTCGTCCACCTTTTCTTTGCTGACATAGTTCGTGCCGTTCATATCCAGCCCGGTCAGCTTTTTGCCATTGGCAAGGGTGATAGTGTACATTTCGTTACCTCCTTTAATTGATTGAATAGGGTGTCCATGTTACTTCGTTGTTTCTTACTCATTATTTTGTAATGATTCTTAAACCAACTCTTATAGAAGTCCGTAAACTCCTTTTCTGTTAGCTTCGGAGCGAGTTTCTTCATTTTCCGTCTCATTGCGGTAAGCCGTTTGGGATTGATTTTCTGAATCACCCTCCCGGTGTCCGTTAGAGAGTATTGAACTTGAAGAAATCGCCAATGCTCGGAGAGCTTACAGATTCTCGTCTTCCGGGTATTGACCGTGATTCCGAGTTCGTTCGCTATCTCGATAATGTCCTCAAGAAGCTCCTGTAAGAACTCTTTGCTCTCGTGAATAGCATAACTATCGTCCATGTAGCCAGCGTAGAATTTCACACCTCGAACGATTTTGACATAATTATCAATTCGTATTCGGTAAGAGATTCCGGCGGTCTGTGCCACTTGGTCTCCGATATTAAGGTGCTTCCCCATGAACTTTTCGCCTGTGAACAGCTTCGGGTTCATATACTGATAGAGGAGAGAATCAAACAACCTGTCGAGACAGTGTTCGTATTCTTCATCGCTCATGTACGATACATCAATCCTTGAGCGTTCTACGGTCTTTCGCAGAAGCCATAGGGCGTGTTCATCATCGACATACTGCTCAAACAACTTCAACAACACATCATGTCTGATATTGTCGTAGTATTTCGAGAAGTCTATCAGAAGAATGTACCCTTCGTTGCTACCATGCTGTGCATAATATTTCCGAAGGTGGGTGAGCAACCTCTTACGAGTGAAAGCGATACCTTTTCCGACAACGCTTGCTCCATTGTCATAAATGAGGTGTGGTTCAATCAGAGGATTCAAAACCTCGTCACAGAGAGCGTGTTTCACGATTCTGTCTTGAACCTGTTCGCCTGTAATACGCCGGAGCTTTCCTCGTTCATGCAAGGTGAAGTTTGTAGTTGGTAAGAACTCATACTCCATGTTCTCAAGGTCTCGTTGCATTTTCGATAACTCCAACAGATAGGTCATGTTAAACCTCTGTACCTGTGGTTTCCAATCACTACCTTTCATTGCTTTAGCTTTACTTTCGTAAAGAACATTTCCATCAAATATCTTGCGCTTATAACCTCGGCTATCGTAATAGGAGGTGTCGCATTTAGTATTTACCATACGGAAGGATAATCTCTCCTTTCTCTGTCTGTGAAACGCTCGATAGGCTACTCAATCACAGAATCGAAATCCGGGCGAACGCCATTAGAATTGGAAGCGTTGTTGTAGTTCGCATTACCGTTGTTGTTGACATTGGCGAAATTGGAAGCGGAATCAGAGATTACCCTCTTGGAGAGCCGACTTGAACTTGTTGTCAGACTTTCTCCAACCTTTAAGGAGGTTTATTTCGGTCTGTATCATTTCAGCGAAACGAAGGTACTTGTTCACATCGACAGGAAGGGTCTCGATAGCATACTGCAATTCCTGTGTGAGCCTATAACACTGTCCGACTGCTCGGTCTTGGTGAACTCTACGCTCAATCAGTTCTTCCCGGTAGGTTGGGTAAATGCTGTTTGCAACATATACCTCCTCGGTGATATTACGCAGACAATCAACAATCACTTTTCGCTCGTCTGCGATGAACCATTCTGCAAACGCAGTGTTCTTTTCCATGAGCTTTTCATATCGGACTTTTTCATCGGGTGATAACTCCTCATACGGTCTGCCGCCGAAGGTTGTTTCAACTTTCTTCACGGCTTTGTCGAGGTCGTACCCGAAATCACGGAGCAGTAAATCCGTGACCTCCTTACGCATTTTGTTGAGGTGGTGAAATACCTCAAACTGTGACGGTTTTCGTTTCGATTTCAATACAGACACTTGTTAATAAACCTCCTTGTGCGCCCCACAAGGGGGCGCAGATTTAAGATATACAGAAAGCCGGGCGAACGCCATCAGAAAAGGAAGCGTTGTTGCAGTCCGCACCACCGTAGCTGTCGACATTGGCGAAAGAGGAAGCGGTAATAACGTCCCTCAACCACCAGTTATTTCTGTTGCAAATACGGCTCGGCTCGTGCTGGAACAGCGGCAACTGGGATTTCTCGACACGGTAGTTAGCCGGGACATTGCTACCGTCAGAAACAGGGGAGAAAATACCACTGCCGTAGACCATCTGCTCGCACATAAGGTCAACTTCGGAATCGCACCATGCGCCGCCGGAAGCACGACCATTCGCAACAGCGTTCGTCAGATAGATTCTGTGTTTCAGAACATGACCGCTGAACGCACTCTTGATAGTGGTCTTAGCCTGTTCGAGATTGCTCTTGTACATATCCGAGCCAACATAGCCGCCAGCCGTAGTATTTGCCGCACCACCTTCGTAACCGCCGGAGCTGGTGTTGTGCATTTGTGCGTTGTACAGGCAAGTGTCCGGCACGATAACTACATGGTGGGTGGTACAGCTCGTATCGCCACTGTTGAGGTAGTAATCAAACGCCGCAATACGGTAGTTGACACCGCCGATAGTCCAGTAATCACCGATGTATAAATCATCGAATGTACCAGCCTTGATAGCGGCATACTGTGCGGTAGTCACGGTGCTACCCAGCGACTTGCCACGGTAAATTGCATTGTGCGCCCCGGCGTTGTTAAAGAGCAGAGGAGCGATTTTCGCTTCCGTACCCTCAACCGCCTTGGCTCTGAAATTGGCAAAGGTGATTTTCTTCAAGCCTGTGCCATCGTGAATCGGAATCAGACACGAATCGGTCGGTGTGGTGAACGCCGTGAGTTCCGTCACTTTCTTGGTTTCAATACTGATTGCACTCATTTTTATTCCTCCTTATATTTCCAATCTGCCACGATTGCATTACCCAAATCGTCAGCAAGAAGCGTAGTACCAGTGTTGTCAATCGCAACAGGTACAGTGAAAAGGTTCTTCAAGGTCATGTGTTCCAGTGCCGCCAAACGCTCGTCTACTTCGGTAATCTGATTTTGCAGACTTCCGGCAATATCTTCGTTCAGCTTACCTTTGATACCAGCAAACCATGTGTTAAATGCCGCAGTCTGCTCGCCCTCGTAGGTAGTCATGTGTTCCTCATAGGTCTTTTCGATTTGTGCCAAAGACGAATCGCCCTGTGCCTTGAGGTTTACGAAATACTGGGTCAGCTCTTGATAAGAACTATCACCCGAGCTTTTGAAAAGCTCCTTCTGCGTGGTGAAGTAGGTCTGAAACTCCTCATACAAGTTCGTGCCGTTTTCCAGCATAGACATGATGTAGTTCAGAGCTTCGTTCATACGGTTAGCGTCTTTCGCACCGAAGAAGGATTTCTCCTTATTGGTGTAGGTCGTAACATCGTTGAACGATACCGTACCATCGGAGTTATCGACCTGTGTGTATCTTTTCAGACCACTCCAAACAGCGTCCGTATAATCAGTAGGAAGTAATTTCCACGCCATTTATAACCCTCCCTTCATACCAAAATTCCATGTGAATGTCCTCCTTCCCTCACTCTCATTGGTGAGCCTGTCGTAAAGGTCAAGGATTGCTCCCTCCAAACGATTGAGTTCTTTGAAATCCATCGTATTACCATTGGCGGCATAGGTAGGAGCAGTGCCGTAAGACCTCTTGAGACTGTGGGTATTGATGGTAACGAGGTTCGCTCCCAGTGCATTGATTTCATCAGCATAGAAGTAGTCCTTTACGGTCTTATCGCTTCCGACAGACTGAATAGCGAACTCGTCATACATCTTGATAGCCAACTCACGGAGGTATTCGAGGTTGTTCTTAATTCGATTGAAGTCCACGGCGTTGAATCTGTCCCCGGTGTAAACACCATCGACAGTCTCACCGTTCCAATCGGTTTTCGGTGTAGACCACGACATTTTAACCTCCAATCCTTCGGGCGGTTACTCGACCCGAAAATGCTTGCTTGAAATTGACAGTGTGACGGTAGATATTTACCCTCATACCATCGTGAAACTCGTTTTCTTGATACACAATGTCGGTAGCGTCCAGCTCGGGATTTCCTCGAGTATCGTATTCGTACTCGATTCCGGCTGTGTAGTAATCAGCCAGCCATGCAGCAAGCTCATTCGCCATCGTGGTATTACTTATCAGAGGATTCTTCCACTTGACTGTCTTACCACGAGCATTGAGAGACACCGTAGCGTACTTCTCAACGATTTTGTACCGATAACCCTGTACCTCGAGCTTAAACGAGCCAGTGACATTGAATTTGATGGTAACGAAGTAGTTACTCCATGCCACTACGGTTGCCTTACCTTCGACTTCATCGAGCTTCACCTTATAACCATAGGAAGGGTCTTGAATGTAATAAGTCTCGACCTCACCAGCGACTACATCTATGTCCTCATAGACAAGGTTTTCTTCTCGATTATTCTCTTGGTAGGTGTAACATGGGACGATAATCTCTTTGATAAGCTCCTGTTTGATAGCTTTCGGGGAGGAGGTCATGTCCCGGCGATTCATGGTGAAATCCACAACATCACTCAAACTGAAATAATTCAGTACGATACGGTTGTACGGCTTTGCGGTTTTTGTGAACTCAATCTTCATCACATCGAAATCATCGAAATCTCGAAGAATAATCGAAGTGGTGTTGATTTCGTCTTTCTCAACCGGGTATTCATTTACAGGCTCGCCACCCTTGTACGTTCTGATTGTGAACGCCGCCGGGAGAGCTGTACCGAAGACCAGCTTCAAACCGTAATAAGCTCGAATCGCTTCCATCGTGATAGTAACGACAGGATTCTTTGTGAATGTTCCGTTTGCCCC